TATAATATTTAATAGCCATTCAAACACATCCTTTCAAGTTCTTGAACTAATTATATATCATGGTTACATTAAAGTAAAGAAATATTTAAGAAGTAAAAGAAAAGTATTGACAAGTTAAAGTAATTCATTTATTATTATATTCAAGAAGTAAAAGAAATATTCATGATATTAAATATATTTAAGAAAGGTGGTTGAACTATGGATCATGTATTGAATGGGATGCAGCCATATTATGAAGTGACTTTGGATCAGTTCATGGAAGAACACAGAACAGGGAAGTACAAGAAGCTTTCTGACAATCCATATTATGATGAAGTGAAGGCACTGATTGATTCCATGAATATTTTAAGAAAGTACATGGGTTGGGATCCAATCAGATTGAAAGATGAAGTTGGATATTATTTATAATAAGGGGGAAATGAAATGTTTATTATTTTTAATCATGAGAAGCTGGAAGCAAGGATCAATGAAATGTATGGTGACAAGGAAGCCTTTGGAAAACTAATGGGGATGACCAAGCAAAGAATCAATTCCAGGCTAAAGGGTGCAACAGAATTCAAACAATCAGAAATTGAAAAGGCTGCTGAACTGTTGGATATTAAACCTGATGAAATACCCGGATACTTCTTTGAAGTTGAAGTGATCAGACACTAAACATAGAAAAGGATGATCTTGAATGGATCATCCTTTTATTGTACAATCTATTTAGAAGAACCCTGATTGCAAGGGTGATATACATGATACTTGTGATACAAGAATGATACATATAATTATTGAAGCGTGAAAAAATCATTGATTTTAATGAAATCAGTGAGATGAAAGACGCTAAAAATAAGGGTTGATAATACTGATAAAATAAAATTGACAGAGTGGGAGTAACAACATTAAAGGCTATAACTCAACTAAATCAAGGGTTATAGTCTTTTTTACTTTATCAAAGTCTCCTAAAATGATATTATATTATTAAATGAAAATTTAACAATATAAGTTTATTTTTGATATAATATAAATTGCAGTAAGAAAACAATAAACTGATGTAGAGTAAAAGTAGTCCGTGACGAGTAGATTTAACTCATGTCGAGTATACTAAGCATATAAGGAGCAAAACCACAATAAATTTTAAGTATTATACCTAAAATCACTATATATAAGGTTTTTATTCAAAAAAATAGGGTGTTTTCCATGACGAGTAAACTAGATTCGTGACGAGTAAGTTCAAAAAAATGTTTTATATTAATTAAACTATAAATATATTGATATAACGAGGTGAAAAATGAAAAGTTCTATTTCCAAAATCAATCCAAAGATAACTTTGAAGTTCCTAACAGCAGAAAAAGAAAATCAATATTTTGATAGGAAAAGTGCACGCATTGATACTAAAGAGGTTGCTAGGCATATATCAGCATTTGCTAATGCTAGTGGCGGAACTTTAGTGATAGGTGTAGAAGATAAAGGAAGTTTAACAGGATTTACTGATATAGGATCTTCAAAATTAGATAAATTTAAAAGGGTTCCTTTTGATTTCTTGAAGTCAACTCCAATGATAAAGATTGAAGAAATTAGGATTACAGGCACTAAATTAAAAGATGATATCCTACTTATTTATCACATAGAACCTAGCGTAAAAAGAGTAATACGAACAACATCTGATGATGTTTATTTAAGAATAGGGGACCAGAGTAGAAGACTAACACATGATGAAATTACTAATTTAGAATACGATAAAGGTGAAAGACATATTGAGGAAGAAATTGTTGACAGATCTTCTATAGGAGATATTGATACTAAATTATTAGGGGAATATAAAAATATAATTAAAACAAATTTATCTGATAAAGAAGTTTTGGAAGCAAGAGGATTACTTGTTGATGGTAAACTTACTTTAGCAGGAATTCTATTGTTCTCAAAAAGTCCTTTAAAATATTATCCGAATTCTAGATTGCGCTTCCTAAGATATGAAGGAACAGAAGCAAAAACTGGAGAAAGAATAAATTTGACAAAAGATATTAATATTGATGGACCAATACCTAAAATTATTGAAGAATCTAAAAACATTATATCTGCACATTTAAGAGATTTTCAAACACTAGCTAAAGATGGTAAATTCAAAATAGTTCCAGAATATCCACAGTTTGCTTGGTTTGAGGGAATTGTAAATGCTCTAACTCATAGAGATTATTCACAAAGAGGCGAACATATTAAAGTAATAATGTATGATGATAGACTGGAAATTCTAAGTCCTGGAAAGCTACCTAATATTGTAGATATAAATAATATGAGATATACAAGATATTCTCGCAATCCTATTATAGCAAGAATTTTATCTGAGTTTGGTTGGGTTAAAGAATTGAATGAAGGCGTTAAGCGTATTTATGATGAAATGGAGAATTACTTTCTTAAGCCACCTAAATACTCTGAACCTAATAAGAATTCTGTATTATTGAAATTGGAAAACAATTATATTATGCGACAAATCAGAGGTAATGAGCACATGCAAAAGATATTAACAGAAGAATTATGGGAAAGTTTAAGTGCAGAAGAAAAAGATATTATTCATTATTTGTATAAGGAAGGGAAAATAACAACTGGAAAAGCTTTAGAAATATTAGATAGAAGTGCAGGCTATTCACGTAAGCTATTAAATAGATTGAAAGAATTAGAGATTCTAAGTTGGAGAGGAAGTTCTCCGCAAGATCCTACTCAATATTATGAACTCAATATAGATAATAGCAAATAAACCCATGTGGAGTAAAAGTAGTCCGTGACGAGTAGATTTAAATCGTGTTGAGTATACTAAGCATATGAGCAGTAAAATCACAATAAATTTCAATTATTATAGCTAAAATCATTATATATAAGGTATCTTTTTAAAATAATAGGGTATTTTCCATGATGAGTAAACCAGATTCGTGACGAGTAGATTTTAAAAACTAGGTTTTATTTTAGAAAAAACTAGATTAAATCTTTTAATTAAGTTAGGCTTGCTGAAGCTTACTAACCCTAGTAAACTTCCTGCTCAATTTCTCACCGGAACTGGGACTGGAACGGGTAAAATAAGTTGAAAATCTACCTAAATCATACGAACAGAACATAAATGAACTGTACAAAATGGCTATATTAAAGCATTTTGCACTCAAAGGATATATACAAATGTTGAGTGGGAGTAGGGAAGTAAATTCCTGAAAGCGTTGATATTAGAATGATACAGACGTTTATGATGGTCTTCTGACTGCCTTTTGACTGCCTTTGGATTTTAAGGGCTTTTGAGAAGGGTAATTAGCCTTTCATCTATATCTGAGTTGTTTTAGCAGAATTGAATATTAAATGTATATAAGCAAAGGGGAATCTCGTGAGAGGTTCCCCTTTGCTTTTATACATTAGAGTGTTACAAGGAGCATAATAAAAACTTGAACTTTGATTATAATAGCGGGCTCTTAAAAAATGAAACATTATTATCAGATGCAAGTTTAATGAATAATATGATGCGACAGAGCCACCGTTCCGATTTTTGAGAGCCACTATGTTCATAAAATAGAGCCACCTTGGTACTCAGAGAGCCACTTGGCATAATATCTCTGTATAATGAATTTATGCACTGTTTTACAGTGTAAATAAATTCAAGGGAGGTCATATTATGACCAAGTACCGTGAGATCCTTCGGCTCCATAGCCAAGGTATCAGTCAACGGGGCATTGCAGCAAGCTGCCAATGTTCACGCAATACCGTATCTGCCATCATTAAACGTGCAGATGAGTGCGGTATATCATGGCCCTTTCAGAAAGATATGTCTGATGGCCAGCTCCAGGAATTGATGTTTCCTGAAAAAGCATTGTCTACATCAAGAAAAGTGCCTGATTGTGAGTACATCCACAAAGAAATGGCTAAAAGTGGTGTCACGTTAAGCCTTTTATGGAATGAGTACTGTGAAGAATGTAGGCTTAGTAACGAAATTCCCCTAATGTACAGTCAATTCTGCAGGTATTATCGCAGGTATGCCAATACCAAGAAGGCCACTATGCATATCCATCGTAAGCCAGGGGAACAAATGGAGGTGGATTGGGCTGGACAAACAGCTGAAATTGTTGACCGTAATACAGGAGATGTTATGGATGCAAATATCTTCGTAGCCGTCTTATCCTGCAGCCAATATGCTTATGTAGAGGCATTCCTATCCCAAAACCAAGAAAACTGGACTCAAGCCCATATAAATACCTATAGATTTTTTGGTGGAGTAACAAGAATCCTAGTCCCTGACAATCTAAAAACAGGGGTGGACAGAGTATCTTGGCACACACCTACCATTAACAAAACCTATCATGAAATGGCAGAGCATTATGGTACTGCTGTTATTCCTGCCCGTGTTCGTAAGCCTAAGGATAAGCCCAATGTTGAAGGGGCAGTAGGTACCATATCCACATGGATTATTGCTGCCATAAGAAATCAGCAGTTTTTCTCTTTAAGGGAGCTAAATACAGCTATCCATGAGAAACTTTCAGAATTTAATAGAAAGCCCTTTCAGAAAAAACCAGGTAGCAGGCTTAGCGTGTTTCTTGAAGAAGAGAAACCAGCCCTTATGCCACTGCCTGCCACCCCATACGAGCTAGCCCTTTGGAAGACAGCCACCGTACAATTCAATTATCACATATCAGTAGAAAAAATGCACTACTCCGTCCCCTATGAATATATCAAGCATAAAGTAGATGTCCGTATGACTAGAACGATGATAGAAGTCTTTTTTAATAACCATCGCATCGCCTCCCATATAAGGAAGTATGGTAGAGTAGGACAATATAGTACCATAGTAGAACACATGCCAGAAGACCATAAAAGCTATACTACTTGGAACGCCGAAAGGTTCATTTCTTGGGCTACTGATATCGGTCCTAATACAGCTATAGTCGTTAAAGCTATATTAGCAGCCCATAAAATACAACAGCAGGGCTATAAATCCTGCATGGGTCTTTTAAAGCTGGCAGATAAATATTCAGTCCTTCGTTTGGAAGAAGCCTGTAAGAAGGCCCTTTCTTATACACCTCAGCCTAGCTATAAAAGCGTACAAACCATATTGAAAACTGGTCAGGATAAACTTATCAAAGAACAAGACCCTGCACCAACTACTAAAGAAAATACTGCAACCTTTGGGTTTACCAGGGGTGCAGGCTACTATGGAGGTAATGAATAATGGTGAACGAGACAACAGTATCTAAACTTCATGAAATGCGGTTAACTGCTATGGCTGATTCCTTCAGAGAACAACTGCAAACCAGTTCTTTTCAGGAACTAAGCTTTGAAGAACGTTTTGATCTTATGGTGGACCTAGAATGGTCTAGAAGAAAAAGCAATAAACTAATAAAACTTATCAAAAAGGCAGATTTTAGATACAGCAACGCTTGTGTTGAAGACATTGAGTACCATAGTGACAGAAAGCTTGATAAGGTCCAAATAACCCGTTTAGCTACCTGTAATTACATACAAGAAAAACACAACATTATTATCATGGGTGCATCGGGTAATGGTAAATCCTACATTGGTTGTGCTTTAGGGGTAGCTGCCTGCCGTAACTACTACACGGTTAAATATGTTCGTCTCCCAGATCTACTTGATGAATTAACCATTGCTAGGGGAGAAGGAATATTTAAAAAGGTAATGAAACAGTATAAAAGCGTAAGTCTTCTAATCCTTGATGAATGGCTATTAGTACCTCTTAAAGGAGTAGAAGCCCGTGACCTATTAGAAATCATTGAAGCAAGGCATCAAAACGGCTCAACTATCTTTTGTTCACAATTTGCTCCTGGTGGTTGGCATGAAAAGATAGGAGAAGATACCCTTGCAGATGCCATCCTAGACAGGATCGTCCATGACTCCTATACTATCCATATTGATGGAAAGGTCTCTATGAGAGAACGCAATGGATTACAGCAAGGTAAATAGTAAATAATCTTAGGGGCCATCATTGTTAAAAGGTGGTGGCTCTATAACATAGTGGCTCTATTTGATGCACAGGGTGGCTCTAAAAAAGTACACTGATGGCTCTAAATCATCATAATATTCATATAAAATACTGAATATCCAATTTCTGATAATGACACTATTATTTCTTTAAATGTTTTACCACCATCGTGGCTTATTAGACCTTTTACATTTTCTAAAATGAATACCAGAGGCTCAGCTTTTTCCAAAATATTCATTAGGTAATAAATAATTTGACCTCTAGGATCTTTAGTTCCTGCTTGTCTTCCTATAACTGAAAAACTTTGACATGGGAATCCAGCTATTAGCAGATCAAATTTAGGTGATACTTTAGGATCGAATTTTTTTAAATCACCATAATTTTTATCATTTTTGTTTGGAAACAAAAGATCATAAGTAATATTTGCAAGCCTACTAGTATCAGATGATCCTACACATTCAAGTCCACAATTTTCTAACCCCAATCTTCCTCCTCCAATACCAGAACAAAAGTCAAAAAACGTTTTCAATTCCAAACAATTCACCTCCCTAGGATATATTACTTTTTATTATATCAGCCACTAATTTTAAATTCCAGAGCATACTTGTTTATCTATGGTAAAATAAAAGTTATTAAAACCAGTATATTAATATTTATTTGCATCTGAGAATTATTTACGGCAGAAACCTTTATTGATAATTAAAATAATATAGGTGTCAATTTTAATTTATATAATAAAATTTGTTACTAAAATATTAAGAAAACACCACGATTACAAAACTGGAACTGCTAAATTTTGCAAATAGAAAACTTGTCTTAAGCTGGGTTTTTATATATTATAGAACTATAGTTTTAAACATAGTAATAAGCAAAATGAAAAATGTGATAAGCTGTTCTAAGGGGTTATCGTTAATTAAATCAAATAATAAGGTTAGGAAACTGCAGAGAACAATAAAAGCAGTTTTTATAAGATAGATGTGGATAGGAGGCACTATGAAAAACTATTTTTATGAAGTAAATAAAAATTATTCTATCATAAAACAAATTAAAATATCTGTTGTTATATCATTTAGTTTACTTATTTTAGACATCTTGGACATTCCATCAAAAATAATAACTAAATATGATTTCCCTGTGTTTTTCTTGATGTCAATAGCTATTGTAATATTAATTGGATTAACTGTAATAGAGAATGGTCCTTTAGACATGTTCAAAATACAATCAATTAATCGTATAGATGCTATAATTTGTGTTAAATTATTTAGCATATTGATATATACAGCTTTGATTTATTTAATGAATGAGCTATATCTATATAAATTGATTATATTGGGAGTTTCCTTAGTATTAATTCTGATTATTGGAGCTATTCGTAATTACAAATATAATATAGCTAAAAAGCAATCAAAAGAATATAAGTCAAACATAGTGGATCTAAAGGATTTGTATGACGGGAATATTGGAGTGTTAGAGGGAAAGCCCATCTTATTAGATGAAAAGGATGTCGACTATGACTTGCTAAATAGGGGTAAGATAATAAATTATCTATATGATGCTATTATA